GCTCAAGAATTCTGTGCTGATAGATTAATCGAGTTCAAAGTTATCACAGAAGATCACTTAGGTATCAAGTAATGGCAGAAGGTTTCGGAAAAGATATTAAAACCTCATCGCCAAGAGTAGCAGAACTAAAAAGAAGAATATCTGGATTGACTGATTCAGAATCCATTATGATGGAAATAATGGATGTGTTTCGTGAAACTGAATTCATACCCGATGTTGGAAAATATTATACCTTTATATACATACCTAAAACACAAGGAATTGACTTTGATCAGTTTCCTCTAATAGCATGTACTGATATTCAAAGATGGGGATTTAAAGGATTGAATTTCCACTGGGGAACTGTCAGAAACTATACTTGGTTAGAAGTAGCAGGAAAACTCCATACTATTAAAAATAATGAGATTGATTATCTTCGTTCTGTTCGTTATGCAAGGTTTATGAAATCATAACTAAATAACTAAAAAGTATCTGATGGCAGATCCGACAACGATTAGAGCATCAACTAGAGTTATAAACGGTATAACAACTCGTTTAGAAACCAATACTGACACTGGCGCTGCGATTCTTTATCAAGAAAATGGTTTAGCAGGAAGAACTGTTCTTGCAAGTGGAAGTGCAATAGGGGATAAGTGGACAGTAACTAATGCTTTTGCAGCGGTATACAGCACAAGAGTTGGATCCACATTAACTCTAACACAAGCTCAAAATGCTTTTGCCAAAGATTTTCAAACGATATCGAATAATGATCGAGCATCATTAATTAACACATGGTCTCCAACAAATACAAAAACATATCTTGCAACTACAGCAAAAGTTCCGGGAATAATAGATCCAAAAACAGGATTAAAAACAGGTCAAACATTACAATCACAAGCAAAAGCACCAGTACCACCAGCACCGAGAACTCAACCGCCGCTTGCACCAGATCCAGGTGCTGATCCACTAGTAGATCCTCAAACTGGAACAGATATTAGTGGAGCAACTCTTTCGACTCTATCAACAGCATTCTCAGAAGGAGAAAAGGCAAATACAGCACAAGGCTATCTGAGATATCCAAGAGATACAGAAGTCACTAATTATGACTACTTAATGATTCAACCTATAGAATATGTTCCGGGTTTTTCAGATTCCAGTGCAATTAGCGTGACAATTACAAGAGCATCTCAAAGAATATCAGAAAAAAAATCAGCCACTGGACCAAGAATTTATCTCCCAATGACGCCTGGAATTTCAGAATCAAATTCAGTTGGTTGGGGAGAAGATAGACTAAATCCTGTTCAGGCTGCGTTTGGTCAAGCTGCATATGAAAGTATAGGTGCTATAAGTGAAGACCCTTTAGATTTGAACTCATATGCAACGGCGATGAATTATATTCGTCAGGCTGGATCTTCAGTTGCCAATAGTCCAGGACTTGATAGTGCAATTAGGTCCTATTTTGCAGGTCAAGCAGTTGGTGCAAATTTCCTTGGTAGGTCTGGAATAGTTCTTAATCCAAATCTAGAACTTCTTTTCCAAGGGCCAAAACTTAGAAGTTTTAGATATAACTTTAGATTTACTCCAAGAGATGATAAAGAAGCAAAAGAAGTAAGAAAAATAATCAAAGTTTTTAAGAAAACAATGGCAGTAAGGCAGGTTCCGGGATCTTTATTCTTGGGAGTTCCTTCAATTTATGAACTTAGATATATCTTCAAATCAGACGAAACAGGTGATCATCCGTTCTTAAATAAAATTAAACCATGTGCATTGACTGCCTTTAATGTCAACTACACTCCAGATGGAAGTTACATGACATACCAAGATGGTTCAATGACATCATATACTGTTGACATGCAATTTGACGAGATAGAACCAATATACAATGAAGATATTGATGATGTAGATGGTCCAACAACAGGATACTAAAAATGACAAAACCTTATTTTAGACAAGTTCCCAACTTCCAATACATTGATAGATCTCCAGGAGATCAGACCATATCAAATTATACAGAAGTAAAGAATCTTTTTAAGAGAGCAAAACTTCGTGAAGATATTTTTTCTGATTTGAGTTTCTTTACCAAGTATTCTATTCTTGGTGATGAAAGACCTGATAATGTAGCATACAAATTTTATAACGATTCAACATTAGATTGGTTGATACTGCTATCAAATAATATTATTAATATTCAAACCGAATGGCCATTAACTCAACAAGGATTTTATAACTTCTTGATTGATAAGTATGGTTCAGAAGAAGTTCTAAATCAAATTCATCACTACGAAACAATTCAAGTTAAAACTTCTGACGGTGCAACAGTTGTTCCTGCAGGTTTAAAGGTTCCTGCAGATTACAGCATCTCATACTTTGATTCAAACATTGAACAAACAGTTACTAACACTAACATTACAGTTGAAGTAACTAACTATGACTATGAAGAGAAGATCCAAAATGATAAGAGAAATATTTTTATTCTAAAACCAACATACCTCAATGTAATCTTTAATGACCTTGAAGATGTTATGGTATATAAAAAAGGTAGCACTCAGTATGTGAATGCTACCTTGAAGAAAGGAGATAATATTAGATTATTCCAATAATCACTCTTCTGCTAGACGTTGGAAGTAGGAGAGTGCATCATCTTCATCCTCATCAACTTCTTTGTTAACTACAGGAAGTGAAGGTGACTTAGAGCGAGCAAAGGATTGTTCCAGTTCAGCAATCACATTCTCTTCTTGAGAAGGAGTTTGAACATAGGACTCATACTGATCCTCCTGTTCTTGGATTGCAGCGCGGGCACTCTTTTGACCCAGAACATACTTGAGACGCTTTTCAAGGTCTTCATAGGACTTGAATTGGTCAGGAGCAGTTACCGCTGAGAGCGAATATTGTTTCTTCCAGAGGGCTTCAAGAGCATCATCATCATCCAGGAGTGGTGCAACGCGGTCAAATTCTGACTTGTCGTAGTTCCAATACCCATCTTTCTTTACGATTTTGAGTTTGAAGTTAGCACCCTGCCAGAAGTCAAAAGGATTGATAGGAGTTTCATCCTCAAACTCAGGTTGCATTGCTTCCATAATTTTGTCAAAGATCTTCTTGCCATACTTGAACAGGAAGACTTTACCTTCGTTAGCAGGATTAGCAGGATCTTTTACAACATAAATGTTGCTGTAGTAAGACAGTTTACGCTTCTGCTTACGGACAGTTTCTTTATCAGCATCAACACCACTGTTCCAAAGTTCGCGGTTATATTCGGATACAGGATCTTTCTGACCAAGAGTAGTCAGAGAGTTCTCAATATACCAACCACCAGGACCTTGGAAGGCATGAGTATAAAGTTTTGCCCAGGGAATTTCTTCACCTTCGGGGGCAGGAAGGAAACGGATAACTGCGAAACCATTACCAGTTTTATCCATTTCAGGTTTCCAGAGACGCTCATCAGCGCCACCAGAAGTTGTGCTCATCTTCTCTACTTCCTTTACCAGTTTGGAAGTCAGTGAACCAAGAGAAGATTGCTTCTTAAGATCAGAAAAAGACATTAGATTACCTCGGATTGTGTACGGATTTGGCTTTTGTGTACTTCGTTATTCTACAGGTCTGAACCTGTTTCGTCAATCCTTTGACGCATTGATTCAAGCATTTTACTCATATTGTTGAATATGATGTTCATATCAACATTCGCGGGAAGACCCATCATGGATGCTGACTCTGCAATACGATTTTTCATCTCCTGAGCTTCAGGGTCATCAGATAAACTCAAACGAGTATAAAGCACTTTTTGTTTTTCTAGAAGATTTTCTAGAAGATTAACATGTTTGATTTTTTCTTCCTTGCTCATGCGAGGAAACTCAAAAACATTTTTATAAACTTCCTCTTGCATTTCGGAAATTTTAGTCATCTCTGCTCGGACGACTTCAGAATTAAAGAAACTCATGCATCTCCTAAAATAATTTCTTTCAAGATTTTGCGATAACGAAATACATCAATATTTAGGAATGGATTGTATTTTTTAATTCTGCGGCTGACGGTTTGCCACACTGGGTCTTGTAATTTCTTATCATAATCTTTCCCGAACAGGAAAATTTTATCATAGATGACTAGTGTTTCCAGGCTAATTTTCCCGCTCAGGAAATTTTTAAGAACTAGAGGATGTCCTTTAGAACACGCAAAAACATCATCTACTTTTTTACCTTCAAATAAGTTTTCAGTTTCTTCTTTGAAAATATAAGAAAGAGACTGGACTTTCTTTTTCCAGTTCACATATCTTTCTTCTCCTTCTTTAATCATTTCACCAATCCAAAGGGTTTCTGGATCAGGACAAGATACAAAGTTCGCAACAAAGAATTCAACAACTTCTTGGTCTGATTTTTGTCTTGCTACTTTTTCAAACCAAAATCTATCCTTTCTTTTGTAGAAAGATTGTACCGTTGCACGACTCTTACCACAATACTTATGATAATCGTAACTATCTTTAGTAAAGTGATTTTTTAATGCAAGATACTCACGATATGCATCAAAGGGCATCATTCAAAAAATCAATTTTGCACGGGAGGTTTTCTTTAGAAAGTTAAGTTCCATTGCCTCATATTTAATCTTTTCCTTAAGT